GAGTTCGTCCAAGGCTGTCAGCGGAGTGCGTGCCACGTGGCCCACGCAGCTGCAGCTGCCGCCGCCGCAACCAGCCACCAGGCCCGCCTGGCCCTTCTTTGCTGCGTCCCTGCACCGTGCGAGCGGGCAAAACGCTCGCGAAGCTCGCGAGCCTGGCGCTCCTTCACGTGATCCGGTAGGCGGTAGCGGTGGGTCATCCACCTATCGTACGGCGCGCGCTGTGCTTGCTCGTCACCTGGCTGGGCACCTGGTGCACCCGGTTGTTGTTCGTGCCGCTGGCTGTCTCGTGATCGGCGCATGAGCGCGGCGTTCTGGCTCTTGGTTGGCAGGGGCCATAACGCCGCGCTCTTGCGGTGCCTCATTGACGGGCGAACTATGCAATCGATCATTGAAATCCTGGCCATCAACGTGAAAGAGGGCGTGAGCAAAAAGCCGCCGCATGCTCCGTACAAGATCTCGGAGGCGCACTGCGTGTTGCGCAACACAGACGGCAGCGCGGCGGCGGTCGGCGTGCTGCAGGTGCCGAAAAAGCTCGACGAGGTCGCCAAGGTCGGCCTGTTCACGGCGGGGTTCACGCTCACTGCGCCGACCTATGGCGACAACCAGGGGAAGATCGTCGCGGAGCTCGCGAGCCTGACGCCCATCAAGCCGGAACAGCTGCGCCCTGCTCGCTCGGCGTAAGGCCTGTCGGCCGGGAGGGGCGCGTGCGCCCTTCTCTGCCGGCGCTTTTGCCGGTGCACTCGGAGATCTGTCCCATGAGCAAAAAGCTCGTTTCCCGCCTGGCGGCCGTGCCCGCCTTCGTTGCTGCCACCGCCGGTTCGGCGATGGCCGCTGTCCCGGCCGACGTCACGACGGCCATCGCGGACCTCAAGGCCGATGGCCTGACCGTGGCCGGCACCGTGCTGGCCGCGATCATCGCGATCTTCGCGATCAAGTTCATCCGCAAGGGCCTTTGATGGCCTACCAGGTCGGCCCCACGTGCTACGGCGATGCCGTGGCAGCCGTGTCAGCGATCGCGTCGGCGCAGGTCGGCTCGATCGTGCAACACGGTGGGTCGGCCATGGTGGTGGACGTCTCGGCGGTGTCCGAGACCTCGATCACCTATCAATTCCGGCCCATCGCCGGTGGCGAAGCGGTGACGCTCGTCCAGGCGGTGAGCCTGCAGCCCTGCGGGCTGCTCGATTGGCAGGACGGCCTCGCGCTCGGCTGGGGCATCGCCCTGGTGTGGCTCGCTGGCGCTGCCGTGATGGCGCTGAGGAAAGGGGCCGAGGAATGACGCCCATGTTCATCGTTTGCTTCATCGGACCAGTGGGGCTCGCATGGATCGTCTGCAGGGCGCTTTGATGTTCCTGGCCGCCGCGGCGGTTCTGGCCTGCACGCCCAGGGTGCACGCGGGCGTTGCCACCGCAACGCCGCCCTCCGGGTGGGCTGCAGCCGCGTCGGCGACTGAGCGCGCGACGTACCGGGCGGCCGCGAATGAGGCATGGTCCGCAGGCAGCATTGCAACGGAAGCCACGATCAACATGGGCGGTCGTGCTGTGACGATGCCCGCTGCGATGCGTATGGCGGCCAACGCGGGCCGTTTTGCGGGTGGCTGGGGGTTCAGTAACCCCTGGATCATCGCGGCGTCCATAGCGGCTCCGTTGATCTGGGATTGGTACCAGGGGAACGGCTTCAAGTGGGACTCGCCGTCCGGACAGTGGCTTAAGACCGATCCAACGGTGTGCACGGTGGGGCCGTGTTACGAGCTCTCGCTGACTGCCTATGGCACGACCTGGTGGGGGCGGGATCGGCAGGCTTTGGCTGACCTGTACCTGGCGAGGTACCGTCAGGTTAACGTCGGCTATACGTACGAGCAGACGGGCCTGACGGCTACTGGGGGCGCCGGTGACGGTGTGCTCTCGTATCGGTTCCACAGTTCGACGACGTCCACCTGGACGAATGGCGAGGCATGGTTCGGTCGGCGTGACACTGCGGTGCAGCAGCCGGTGTGGATCCCGGCGACGCAGACCGACATGGAGAACGGTATGGATGGCAAGACGCCGCCGGCCGCCTGGCCTGGTCCGTTGCCGGTGGAGGATCCGACGCTGAACCCTGGTCCCGACGGTGCGCCGCGGCCATGGCGCGTGCCCAATGGTGCGCCGCAGCCAGTGCCCAACACGGACCCGCAGCGGTATAGGCAGCCGGTCATTGACGTTGTGCCGATGCCGTCGCCGTGGACAGTTGATCTCCAGCCGAAAGACGTTGAGAGCACGGATCCGAATGGCCAGGCGCAGCCGGCCACGCCGCCTGCCTCGGCGCCGAGCGGGCAGACGACGACGAGCAAAGACACGCCGGACATGTGCGCGCAGAACCCGGACGCGCTCGCCTGTCAGCGGCTCGACCAGCCAGACGACGTCGATCTGCCCACTCGCCAGGTGCCGATCTCGATTACGCCGGACAGCGGCTGGGGGGCCGATAGCGCGGCATGCCCCTCGCCTCGTTCGCTCACCGTGTCCGGTGTGCAGCTGTCAATTCCGTTTGACCTGGTGTGCCAGTTTGCGGCCGGCGTGCGGCCGATCATCTTGGCCTTTGCCTGGCTGGCTGCAGCCGCGATGGTCGTTGCGGCTGTGAGGCGTGAATGAGCGCAGGGCTCGGTTCCTTCCTGGCCGGGATTGCGGCCACCGTCACGAAGCGCGCCATGGTGGGCATCGGCATGGGCGTGGTGTCGTTTGCCGCGTTGAGCACGGCCCTGCAGGCTGCGCTCTCGTCGGCCAAAGCGGCCTGGGGTGGCCTCACCGGCGATGTGCTGGCCATGGTGCAGATCGCGGGCGCGTCCACGGCCTTGAGCATCCTGGCCGGCGGCCTGGTGGCGTCGGTGTCCGTGATGCTGCTAAAGCGCTTCGAGGTTCGCTAAATGCTGACGCTATTCACCGGCGCACCTGGTGCGGGCAAAACCGCGCAAATGGTGGCCGAATTGCACGAGCTATTGAAGCGCGAGACGACCAGGCCGATCTTTGTTGATGGCGTCAACGGTCTGACAATTCCGCACCAGGCCATCGATGCATCCAAATGGCATGAGGAATTGCCGGACGGTGCGTTGCTGTTGATCGACGAAGTTCAGCGGCTCTGGCGGCCGGCAGGACCAGGTGCCAAGGTGCCGCCTGAGATCCAGGCGCTGGAGACGCACCGGCATCGAGGGATCGATATCTGGATGACGACGCAGGCGCCCGGCCTGGTGCATGGCAACGTACGGCGCCTGGTGGGGCGGCACATCCATCTGCGGGACACGGGTTTCCTCGGCCGCTGGTGGTACGAGTGGCCGGAGTGCAGCGAGAACGTGGCCTGGCGCACGTGCACCAATAAGCACAAGCACAAGCTGCCCCGGCACATTTTCACGCTCTACAAATCCGCGTCTTTGCATATCAAGCCAGAGAGGCGAATTCCGACAATGGCAATTGTCGCGATCGTTGCCGTGGTCGCCTTCCTGGTGCTGCTATTCATGGGCTACCGGATGTTGAATCGCAAATTCAATCCGGCTGGGCCTGGCCAGGCTGTACCTGGTGCAGCTGCACCAGGCAGCCAGGCTGTTGTTGGAAGTCAAACCGGTTTCACTTCCAAGGCGGTGACATCGAGCGGCAGGCCGGCGCCGATCTACGTCGCTGACCCGACTGCATTCGCGCCACGCTGGGCGGGCAGGCCCGAGTCCGCGCCGGCCTACGACGACCTGGTCAAGGTAAAGGACTTCCCGCGGGTGGTGGCGGGCTTCTGCCAGGGCGAGATCTGCAGGTGCTTCACACAGCAGGGCAGCGATGCGAGGCTCAGCGTGCGCGAGTGCCGCGAGTGGACCGAGCATCGGCCATTCGATCCGTACCGCGACCCGCCGACTGTGGCCGAGCGTGGCGCTCCAGTGGCGTCACCTTCGCCGGCTGCAGCTGGGGGTGGGGCGTGATGGCGTCAGGCAAGCACCAGGACGTCGCCGGCGAGCGTCACGAGGGTTACGCGCTCGTGAAAGAGCGCGAGGCATGCAAGGCGCACCTTGGTTGCAAGCCCACGGCTCTCCCTGGCCTGTGCCTTCGCCCAAGCTGGGAGGGGCCGGCTTGGCTCGATGCACAGCGGCGGCATCCAGGCCGGCACGTGTGGCTGACGCTTGACTACTGCCGCCCGGGCTGCGCGAATCGCTCGCAGCAGGCGCGCACCGGGGCGCCGCGTGGCCCAGACGAGCGCGCCGAATGGCAGGCACAGCTGGTGGGCCAGTGCTTCGGGGTAGCGGCGGAAGTTGGCGGCGATCATGTTGCGGCGGCTCCTGTTGCAGCAGGGGACCCTGGTCCCATGGTGGGGGGGTCATCCTCATGCGCGCGCTGGGTCGCTCCGGCCGTAGGCTGTCAAGGCTTGCCGAAGGCAACCGCGCAGCGGCGCGAAGCGGCCTTTACTGCCGTAGGTCGGAGTGACACCCTCGCCTGGAGAGAGGTTGCCCCCCCGGCAAGCGAAGCGCGCAGCGAAGCGGAGGGACAAGGGATCAAGCCCGAAGGGTCGAGACTGCGCAGCAGGCTCGATGCGCAGCACGTAGAGCCCGGTCGGCACGTAGTGCCGATGGCCGCATCTCTGGTTGCCGGCGATTCGCACCAGGCTGCGTGTCCTGCAACGGCCGGCGCTGGTGCTCTGGCCGGGGGCGGTCTTGGAGCTGGCCGGGCGGAGCGCGGCGGCGCCGAGAAGGTCGCTTGCGGCCTTCACGGCGGCGCCGCAGGCGCCGCCTAACTTGTTTCTAGAACACTTTGGAACAGAGACAAGCGCAGGTCTGAAAAAGGTGAACCCGGCAACGGCTGCAACCGTTCCGGGTTCGGATTCACAGCAAAGAGCGAGGAGCTGCGAATGCAGAGGATTGTCGACGGAACCCTGTATGAAGGAAAGACCCGCTATGACGCCTGGGACGTGCGGATCTGGGAACAGAACGGCCATCGCGAGGTGTCAGCCCGCCCGGTTATCGAGTGGTCGGAACTAGGGCCGGTCCCAGACCTTGATCCCATCGATCCGGTGCGGGATGCGGAGTGGCTTGAGGAAAAGCGCCAGCAGGCCCGTCGGAAGGCCGCCAGGCGCGCACAAACCATGTGCCGAAGGGTGATCAAGGCCGAGGGGTTCAACGAGCTCCTGACGATCACCTATCGCGAGAACATGCAGGACCGCGAGGCGACGAAGCGGCATTTCAAGGAATGGGTGCGGCGCATGAAACGTGCGCTCGGCGGCGAGTTTCGCTACTGCGCGGCGCCGGAGCTGCAGGAGCGCGGCTCGTATCACTGGCACGTGGCGTGCCACAAGCTGCCGCAGCATGCGACGCACAAGGGCGTTAAGGTCGCTGGCTGGAGGCTCGGCACGGAGATCTGGCGCTCCATCGTTGGCGAGGACAACGGCCTGGTGTTCGTCGGCGGCAAGCCATCCAAGGTCAAGTCTCGCAAGGCGTTGCGGTCTCCAGCGAAGATGGCCGCCTACGTGTCCAAGTACATCCTGAAGGACGCGGAGAACAGCCCGGACGAGAAGAACCGCTACAGCCGTTCCAACGCTATCGACGTCGGGCGCATCCAGACGGTGAGGCTAGGTGGGGAGCTGGCGGATGTGATCGCGGCGGCGTTCACGTTGCAGGACGGGGAGGTTGTCGTGTCGCACAGTCTGAACCGTTGGCGTGACGCGTGGTGGTTGTGCACAGAGCGCGACCCAAGAAAAAGCCCGCACTAGGCGGGCTTTGCGGGGTTGCCTTAGCCTAGGCAGGCTGGAACAGGCGCCGCCATTTGACCTTTCCAATCATCGTATCGATTACGTTAGCTACCGTTCGGGCCTGGCTCGGAGTCGGCCAGCAGATCAGGCTGCCAAGGACCAGCGCGCCGAAAACGCTTGCCGCGCCAGTCGCTCGCGATACGTTTCCCAAGAGGATCCGGAGCTGCTCGCCACGCCTGGTGCCCTCGGTGCGCTCGAGGTGGGCCCGGACCAGTTCCTGCACTGCGTCTTCTCTGGCGTAGCCGGCCAGGAGTGCTCGAACCTCTGGCGGACACGGCCGCTTGCCGGCCTTGATGTTCGAGAGCGTCGGGGGGTCCATGTCCATTGCCCGGGCGAGCTTTGCCTCGCTGCCGACATTGGCCGCGGCTCGTTCGATCAGTGCAACAAGGTGCTCATTGGGGGTTGACATAGCTCAGCCTTATCGTTGACATTTCGCCAATTGGCACGGTGCCAATGCCCAAATGCCAACGGGGAGGATTATGGGTCGCTTGTCGAGTTCGTCCAAGGCTGTCAGCGGAGTGCGTGCCACGTGGCCCACGCAGCTGCAG